CCGGATGTGTAAGTCGGATCTGTTGCAGTTGCCCCGGCAGTGCCTTTGATCACAACGATTTCTGTTGTCTCAATCAAAGTACTGGGATCTTTTTTATATCTCGCAACAATCAGATCGTTACGAAATACTGACTGTGCACCATTCTGAATAGTGACTTCTTCATAGTCATTTACATCAATCCGCATGTGACGTCCCTGATTCATAAGATCACCGGATTTAACCTTGATCAGATTGTTTGACACGATTTCCGCAGCAAACTGCTCCGCTGTCTGCATAACGTATCTGCCCGTTCCAACAATTCCCGCATTCATTGATCCTGCATCAGCAGATGTTACATGTTCTTTTCTAGCATATCCGGTTACAATATGTATTCCCATACTCACTCTCCTATCTGGCATTCTACACTAATGCCGTTATTGTTCGCTTTTACGATTTTCTTTACAATATCCCGTGTAACTTTTACACCAGTGATATTTTCACGTGCCCCGACAATATCTCCTATGTCATATTCCGCATTATTTTCAAAATCTGTTTCCAGTGTATTCGCCGCTGCATAGGATTCCTGCAAGCGGTCTGTCCCGCCGTTGATCAGTTCTTCTTCCGATTCCACACTCGAATAATCATAAGATTCCGTTACTTCATCGATTCCGAAAAAGGTCTGTGTTTTTGACACATTTCCTTTTGCATCCATGTACAAGTGCCTTACCATCCGTTCTTTGAGATCCCCTTTTCCAAGACAGATCAGATGATTTGTCGGTCTGTGGTTATTGCTGATGCTGAAATTCATCTGGTCAGAATCCCATTCTTCATCCTTACTGTAATCAACCAGTGGAATCGCATATAAATTTACTTTTCCGTCCCGATAATACATCTTCAACTTCGCACCAACGCTTTTTAACATCTTTTTCATACCTGTGTATGCATCAATGTACCGGTCCATTTGATACAATGTTATCTTAATGCCTGATTCCGTTTCTGATGTCTGGAACAGATCTGCAAGACCGATACGTGTGATCAGCTCTCCAAGAACCTCATTTGCATCTCCGGATAACACCAGATAATCCTGCCCGGCATCCGGACACAGAATCTTTTTCATTAAGATCCCGTGCCATGTTCTGCCCGAATAGGTAACTGTCTCAGCCGAAGTATCGATACCGACAGTATCAATAACACCGCCATATTCGGTATACACTACATGTCCCGCTGCTGTATCTGTCAGATACAGATAATCGCCCGCGCTGCAACAATGATCCGGTATTGCCATACTACATTCGAAATCATTTTCATCTGTTCCAAAAGCCAGATCCAATTCGTACCGGTCAATCACTCCAAGCATCTTTCGCTCCTGATCCGCATGATTTAAGTCCATTTTGGTTCCGACCTCCTCTCAAATAACGTGATATCAAAGCCAAACAATCCGCTCCATGATACGGTATGTTTTCCGGAAGATATCTTTTGGAATATATACCAATCCGTATCCTGCAAATGATACTGGTTCACTTTTTCACCGTCATTTTTCACTTTGTAAATCTTCTTTGTCAGAGAATTAATCACCAGATATTCCCCGCTACCTAACTGACAGTGGACTATATATTTCTGGCCATCAATCATAATTTCAGGATTCTCACATTTGCCATAGACAATCATCTCAAAATCTGCATCCGTGATTGCTTCGTTTAATAATGTCATATTTGACATTCCGTTATAAAAGTCAAATGGAAAGTCAAAATTAAAATCCAGATTCTTTCCGGTTTTTGATTCTTCCTGTGGTCGGAATATATAGGTTTGCTCATAAATCCATTCTTCACCATCTGGCAGTACATCAAAAGCAACTGTTGTGCGTCTGGTTTTGATATATTTATCAGACTTGGTACTTTTAATTACAAAACATTTCAAATATCCAGAACCCACATATATTCTTCCTGCAGAACCTTTAATAACGTCAGCATCAAAAAAATCCGATAACTCACTGAGATTTTGCATGCACTCTGTTGTGGTACCCGCAGATACCACAACATTCATGCTTCTTTTTGCAGATTTTCGTTTACCGCTCATCTGAGGACGACCATTGTAATTATTTGTGGAATACTCCCACTCATAATCCCATAGTGAGGACTTTGCCAGCATTTTATACGCTCCACGGTCCAGGTATAGCCTTTTTCCACTGCTATTTTGATAAAAAATATCCATTATGCCATGCTCACTCCTCTCACGAATCTTCCAAGTTCACGATTATTAGCTCTGAATGTGAAACCTGCCCTTTCAAATGCATCCACCGTAGCATCTGCGAAACGGCTATAATTAAATTCATCACCACCACTACCAATCATGTTTGCCCTCATGGTTCCAATATTGGCACTCATTGCATCATTAAATGGTTTATATGGATCATAATCATCAAATGGATCCTCAAATCCCTCAATACACATTTTTCCAATCCATGCAAATTTCTTTGACGGACTATGAATGCCAAGTGCTGATTTCGCACCATCGACAATTCCAGAGAAAAAGCTGTGAATTTTATCCTTGAACCAACCGATCATATTTTGAATGCCGTTCCACAAGCCTTTTACGATATTTACACCTATGCTGAGCATCTTGTGTGGCAATTCTTTCAGGCCGTTCACGACAGCCTGGAGCAATCCTTTTGCGGCAGCTTTTCCTTTTTCGATTAATCTACTTCTCCACTCTACAACTTTAACCGCTGCATTTAAAAGCCATGTGGCTATTCTGGATGGTAAATTTTTGAAGAAATTAATTACATTCTCCAAAAAAGCTTTTCCGGCTTCACGTGCTTTTTGTGGGAGAGTAATACACCAGGCAATAATTTTTCCCAACGCAAAACCAAGCCAGTAAGCTATGTTATCTGGCAATTCGATAAACCATTGCAGGAGATTATTGAACATTTCCGGAATCTTTTCTGTAAAGAAAGACTTGACCGCATCCCAAACCGTAAAGAAGATATCTTTGATTTTCTGCCAGAGATCAATCCAAAACTGTCGAAATTCATCACATTTATTCCATAAGACAATAAAAGCAACTACCAGAGCGGCAATCAGCATAATAACAATTGCGATTGGATTCGCACTCATCACAGCATTTAACACTGCCTGTGCCTTTGCCAATGCTCCGGAAGCAAACTCTGCCAGTGTCATTTGCCCCGTCAGCAATGCAACTACTGCTTCGCCAATACTGATCTGACCATTCAAAAATCCTTGCGCTACGGATGCACCTTCTGCGCCCAGTTTTAACAGGCTTAATGCCACTTGTGCAGACTGAAAAGCCTGCACTGCAGACTGGATCATCATTCCAGCTTTCAACCCAACAAAAGCTGCTGCCAACGGAGCTACCACCGCTGCTACCTTATCTAAATTATCAAGCAAATAGCCAAATGCATTAAAACCAGCCATAATCACCGGTTCAGCTTTTTCAAAAAGCTTGATAAACAGATCATTAGCAGTCTGTTTTACCTGCTTCATCTTGCCGTCGGCAGTATCCATCATGGTGCTGTAGGCATCTTCGGTCGTTCCGGAGCTGTTTCCCAGATCATCCAGACTCTGCCGGAAGTTATCTGTTCCCTGTGTCAGTATCGCGTTGGCTGCTTTTCCGGCTTCAGCACTTCCCCACAAATTCATCAATGCGGAAGAATCACCATCAACAGAAGCCATCAGAATATCCAGTACATCTGCCAGACTGTATCCGTTATCCATCAACTGGGAGAATGACATACCAGTCTTATCCTGAAGAACTTTTCCAACGTCTGAACCACTGTCACCAAGCTCATTCATCATCGATGACAAATATGTGGTTGATTCCGCCGTGCTGATACCACCCTTGGTCAACGAAATATATGCAGCATTCAGATTTTCCAGATTCACACCATAAGCAGAACCGGTTGAGATTGCACGTCCCATATTGGAGGCCAACTCATCTACAGTCGTAACACCTTTGTTCTGGACCAGAATAAACTCATCAGCGATCCTGCCGGCATCATCTGCACTTAATCCATAAGCATTGATAGCTGTTGTCAGACCACTCATTGCCGTGGAAGATGATGTAAAGCCACCAACAGACAGTTTTGCTGCTGTCTGTACTGCCGCCAGAGCCGTTCCCATATCTTCTGTAACAGGAATACCAGCGGACATTGCCTGATACAGTGTTTCATTCAGTTCTTCTGTGGAAATGCCTGTCTGCTTCGACATATCCGCAATTTTACTTTTTAGATTGTCGGTATCAACAC